GGGGGTGATCGCCCAGACCCGCAGGCCGACGCCGCGCCGGACGTGCCCGCTCTTCTCCAGCGCCAGCAGCTGCTTGTAGGTGGTCTTGGGGTCGTGGCAGATCGGCTCTCCGAGAGCGTCCTGGGCGAGTCCGTCGCCCGACGCGTCGGCGAGCCGGGAGAGCAGAGCGATCTGGGCCGTGGTGAGGCTCACTGCTCACCCCCGACCGTGGCGACCCGGAGAGCGTCGCGACGCGTTGCCGGCGGTGTCGCGACGCGGAGGGCTCGGGCGTGGGTGCCCTTGGGCGGGCGGCCGAGACGGCTACTCATGGCCCACTGCCCCCGGGATCGTCCAGCGCTCCCACTCCGTACCCTCGACAGGAGCGACGAGGCCGCCCTCGTGCAAATCGCCCAGGACGCCGACGATCCTGCGCCGAGTCCGCGCATGGTGGCCGACCCGATCGACGAGGCTACCCTCTCCGAGCCAGAGGGCCAGGTCGTCGAGTGAGGCGCCGTCCCCCACGTCGTCGTTGCGCAGGAGGTGGAGGATGCGGGCCGCTAGCCGATCGTCGTCGCTCATCTCCACCCCCTCTCGATGGCGGCGACGGCCCTCGAGTAGGGGCAGTCCCGCTGGTAGTCCAGGGCATCCACCCCCGAGGCGTACAGGCAGAGCAGCCGCCAGGGCTCAGCCCAGGGCCACGACTGCCGGATCTCGCCGAGGATCAGCCCGGCGGCGACGACGCCCATGGGAGAGTAGAGATCGGCCAGCGTCAGCCCGGCCTCGTCGAGGGCCTGCTGCCAGGTGGCCCGGCGGATCTGCGCGTAGCCGTGGACCGGGTGAGTCCGGCCGGGGAGGGGGAGGCAGCGAGTCTCGTGGTAGACCAGGGCCAGGATGGTCTGGACCGGCACCCCGGCCAGGTCTGCGGCCACCTCGGCCTCGGGACGCAGCTCCTCGCAGCGGGCCAGGGAGGCCTGGTCCAGGGGGGCCGCGTGGCAGGTGGCGGGGATCGACACCGCAAGGGCGACCGCCAGGATCACGCAGAGGGCGATCAGCACGGCCACGCAGAAGCGGTCGGCCCGCTCGTCGTCGAAGTCAGGACCGGGGGAGGGGGTCATGGTGTCACCTCCAGCCAGTCCAGCTCGGTCCGCTCGGGCTTGTGGTAGCCCCGCCAGACGATCCAGCAGGTGTCCCGGGGGTCGTTGCTCCCACCCCGGAACTGCGGCCTCTTCGGGCTGATCAGCACCTTCTCGGGCCGATGCTCGGCCCACCATGCCGCCCGAGCCTGCCCGGCCAGGATGTTGGTGAAGGCCAGCGCGGCCAGGTACCCGCCGCAGAGGGGCAAGCAGACGTCGATCCACTCCTGCCAGCGCGAGAAGGGCGGGTTGGTGATGATCAGCGGCCAGCGCTGGCGCTCCTCTGCCCGCAGCCGCGCCCAGGGGAAGAAGTCGCCGCAGGTGGCCCGCCAGCGGTCAGGGAGGCAGGAGGCCCGGCCCACGTCGTACTCCACCGCGGTCACTCGAGGCCGCAGGACCGACGACTCTGGGGCGTGCTCGGCGACCCAGCGCTCGACCTCCAGGCACAGCTCCCCGCAGCCCGCGCCCGGGTCGAGCACGTCCAGGCCGGTGGCGATCTGCTCGCCGAGGAGCCAGCCCCAGCCCTGCATCTCGTGGTCGAGCAGGGCGCGGGTCAGCCAGGCCGGCGTGGGGTAGTAGTCACCCTCGGCGCGGCCGGTGCCCACGTCGAGGACTGCGGGGCGGATCAGGTCCAGCTGCCCGGCGCTCACGTCTCCCTCCGATACCAGGCGATGTGCTCCAGATCGATGACCTGATCAGAGAAGTGCCCCGCCAGGTCATCATGCTCAGGCGCCCGGAGCACCCGGAGCCCCTTCAGCGCCTCGCCGATGGGGATATTCCGAGCATCGTGGACAGACCGCGCCGCAAGCATCCGGGCCCGTCCCCTGGTCTCGCTCCACGCGATGCCCTGGCCGTCGAAGCCGGACACCAACCAGGCACGCCGACGAGCGCTCACGTCTCCCTCCGCTCGACGGTCGGGCCGTGCCGGCGCTCCTCCTCCTCTACCCGCATCGCAGCGGACAGATCATCGGCGATCCTTTCCGCCAGGCTGGGCGTCTCCTCTAGCAGCAGGTAGACCCTCTCCGAAACATCGGCCCTCTCGGCCAAGACCCGCAGGCGTTTCCTGAGATCGAGCGCCTCGTCCAGCGCCACCTCGATTTCCTGGGCCAGTGTACGTCTCATTCGCCCTCCCTCGTGCATCCGTGCCGGCGCTCCTCCTCGGGGTCGTCGGGCCAGCGACGGATGGTCTGCCCATAGAGCAGCCGCCCGCAGGAGCAGCGCACAGGGTCCCCACCGGGAGCTGTCGCCGGAGCCAGGCCGGGCCAGATGCAGCCGCAGTCGGGGCAGATCAGCGGTAGAGGGGGGCAGCGGGTGACGCTCTCGACCGGCAGCCCGGCCTGGACCGCCTGCCGACGCTGGACGGAGTAGCTGCTCGGCGAGAGGCCAGCCGTCGGCTCTGCGCCAACCAGGTGGGCTTCTGCGTCAGCCAGACAGCGCCGGGCCCAGGTAGCGCGGGCCGTCTCCCACCTCCCCGGCCCCTCGTCGAGGTACGCCCGGAGGGTCTCGTCGAGGTCCTGGAGGGCGACGAGGGCCGCGGCCAGGTAGTCTTTCAGGAGTTGGTCGTGGTCAGCCACGGGGCACCTCCTCCTCCGGCTTCCGGTAGATGTCAGCGATCCACACGCAGACGACGTGCTCCCGCCCGCAGCCGAGGCAGTGCAGCGAGATGGGGGAGCAGGTGCCTCCCGCCGGGGCCCGTCGCAGGCCCGGGTACTCGCGCCCGCAGTCGGGGCAGCGGAGCAGGGGGCGGGCGGTGGGGTCAGGCATGACGAACCCCCACACGCTCGGAGATCCCAGTGGTGTTGACGCCCCAGCTGGCGAGCGCTCGCCGGAGCTCCGGGATCGACCGGCAGACGGCGGACAGGGGGAAGCTGGCCAGCCAGCGATCCTGGGCGGGCGTGGTCTTCCCCTTCTCGGTCTTCAGCTCGATCGCGGCGACCCGTCCGGCCCCGAGGGCGATGATGTTGTCGGGCAGTCCGGCCCGCTCGCGGTATCCGGCGGCCCGGTCGGGCCGGTGGTAGTAGTCGACGAGCAGCCCCCGGACCCGGCAGGCCTCGAGGAGCTGCTCGGCGGCGAGCTGAAGTTGGGCCTCGGTCACTGCTCGACCAGGTGATACACGGTGGCCGGTCGGCCAGCGGTCTGGACGTACTCGATGCGGATCAGCCCGGCCTCGGAAAGCACAGCCACGGCGTTGGTCAGCGTGGCCGAGTTCAGTCCCAGGGATCGAGTGAGCACGTAGCGGGAGACGATCCCGCCCCGGCGTCGCAGGGCGGCGAGGATCCGGGCATGGGTGGATACCTCGTCCCGCTGGACGTTGTTGAGGGTTCGCGGTCGCAGCGCAGCCAGGTACTCGTCACGGGTCATCTCTACCTCCAGCCAGTTGTATACTCGGAATCTGGCGGTGAGTCAAGATATTCCAAGAATCCGGCGGGAGGGGATACGGTGGCTTTCCTGGGATACTTCTTTCACACTTTTTTACAGGCCCAATTTTCAAAAAGTCCCGAGCGCAAACCCGCATAGATGCTACCTATACCCCCCCACCCCCCCCTTTTTTACTTCTTTACAGTGGTGTAGTCTCACCCTTTTTGGAGGTGTATATACCCACCCCCTGTTGGAAAGAAGGTTTTTGGCACCTAAGTCCACGGAATCATTGGGAGACTTTTGGTAAATCAGGCGTGGAAAGAACTGTCAGAAAGTCGGCGGGGTAGGTGAGGGAAGGAGGCCGACCGGGTGGAAGGGGGGAGGTCACCCGGTCGGCGAGAGCGGATGCACGCCTGGGCAGCGTACCACTTTCGGTCCGGGAGTCAAGCCTCGACGTGCCGATAGATGGTCAGCGGCCGGCCGCCGGAGCTGGGATCCTTCTGCTCGACGACCAGGCCGGCCTGTAGCAGCGTCGACAGCACCTCTTCCCGCTCCCGGGCTCGCAAGAAGAAGGTCCGGTGGACCAGCGCCGACCGGGCGATTCCGGCCTTGCCCGCGCTCCGCACGATCTCGGCGACCCGCTTGACGTCCCGCTCGGCCTGGCTGTCGGCGACCCGGCGACCCACCTCGGCGACGAGTCGATTCGACGACCAGAGGGCGAACTCCCGGCCCCAGCGGAACTCGTCGGGGCCGATCGTGGGGCTGTCGGGGTTGCGGGAGACGGCCGCCACAAGGGCCAGCTTGCTGGCGTTCTCGGCGGTGCGGGCGTAGATGGCCCGGCCGCCGGCATCGGTCGCCAGGGCCCGCGCCTGCTCGTCGAGCAGCTCCCAGGCGTCGACGACCGCGGGATCCATCGGGGCGACGGTCGGGACGATGGTGTTGACCTTCGAACCACCGGCCCCGGCGAGGTTGCCGCCGGGGGCGGGCCGGTCGACGAGTGCCCGAACGGCGGCCACGAGCTCCCGGGGGGGAGGGGCGCAGTCGACTCGGCCCCGCGGCGGGGGATCCTCAGGGGCGTGAACGACGAGGAAGCGGGCGAGGCTGCCGTCCAGGCCCTGCATCGAAGTCAATGCGCCGTAGAACTGATCGGGCGTGGTCGTGCCGTAGATGCAGGCGTGGGGGTTGACGATCTCGACGCGGGGCCGCTTCTCGGAGTCGGCGTACTCGGTGCCGAGGTAGGTGCTTCCGGCCGACGAGTAGAGGGCCATCATCGTCGCCATCAGGTCCCGGTGGTGAGCCGCGGCCCCCGCCCCGGTCAAAGCCTGCAAGTAGATCCCGAACTCGTCGATCTGGAAGAGCTGGCTCGGCGACCGCACCAAGGCGGAGATCAGCCCCGGTCCGCTGGCGATCTTCTCGCCGCCGAGGTACTGGGTAGCGCCGGCCTCCACCGCGAGTTGCTTGATGCACCCCCGCGCCCACTCTTTGCCGGCGCCCGAGGGGGCCACGCCGACGAAGTAGAGATTGCTGCGGAGGTTCGTCTCCGTGCGCCACCTGCGGCCGTAGACCGCCCCGAGGAACGCGGCCGCCGCGGCCACGGCGAGCTCCGGCTGCGGACGGATGCTCGTCTCGAGGATCCAGAGCACGAGCTCCCCGAGCAGGCCGGTCTGGGGGATCAGATCCATCGGCCGCTGGACCTCGGTGGTAGCCGGCGACCGGACGAGGGCGGCGGCGATCCGGGCCTGCTCGCTCTCGAGGAGGGCGGCGGCGATCTCGGCGCCGGCCCGCAGTAGCGGATCCTCGTAGCCGAGGTCGCACGCGAGCTGCCGGATCGAGTGCAGGGTGATGGGATTGGCGACGGGTCCCCTTCGGACCATCAGTCGCCACTGGGCACGGACGGCGGCGGGGTCGTACTTCGGGCTGCGGGAGCTCCACCAATCCCACCACGCGAGGCCTCCAGCGGGGTCGGCATGGGCAAGGGCGAGGCCGACGTTGCGCCAGACGGCATAGTCGTCGGCGGGGATCGCCGACAGTAGGGCCTCGATGTCGGAGGGGAGTTCGTCGTCGTCGTCTCGGGCGGGGAGCGGGGTGGCGGTGATCTCCTCCCGGCGGATCGCGTCGAGCCACCATTCGGGGGCGTCGGCGAGGGGCGTCTCAGCGGGGTCGAGATCCCAGGTGTACGCGCGGCCGGAGACGTGGACCGAGGGCGGGGCGACGATGTAGCCGCCGTCGGCCCGGGAGTCGACGGCCAGCTCGGGGCCGAGGACGCGAGTAGCGGTGAGGTACCGTCCGCCCTCGGGGCGCCGGTAGAGGACGTGCCGCCCCCCGCGGCCGGTGACGGAGCAGGGGCTGTCAGGGAGTCGGATCTCGTCGACGGCGTGGGGGTCGTCGAGGTCGATGACGAGGAGGCCCGACTCGAGGCCGGTCGCGATCCCGATGTTGGCGTCGGGCCAGCAGCGCCAGAAGTTGCGGATGCGCTCTGGGTCGACGGTGGCCTCGCAGCGGCCGTGGGGGGTGCGGGGGTGCTTGCCCGGTCGGGAGCAGGCGGCGCCCGCCCGGCAACTGCACTGGCCACCCCGGATCGAATGGAGGGGGAACACGGGCCAGCCGCGGGCGGCATAGCTGAGCGCGTGATCGAGGAGGGTCATGACTCGCCCCCGGCCTCCTCGGTCCAGGCAGCGACGGGGATCCCGCACTTTCTGGCCAGCCGGGCGGCGGTGGCCAGGCTGGGCTGCCCGCCGCGCCGGGTGTAATGATAGAGGGTGGCGTAGTTGAGTCCGAGCACCCGGGCGAGGTCGGGCAGGGAAAGGCCCCGCTGCTTCCCCCAGGCCGCGAGCATTTCTCCAGCACGGGTCACCTTGCGATCCGACATTGTCGTTACCTCCTGCCTTGGAGGATAGCCAGATATTGAAGGTCGCGCAAGAAAAATGCTTGCATCGCCCGCCGAGACCTGCTAGCATTTCACCCATCGGGCAGCGACCAGCCGCCCGCCGCACGCGCCGAAGGAGGGAGCCATGAACTTGTCGGATATCCGCTCGGCCCGCCGAGCGGAGCCGCCGAAGATCATCATTTACGGTCCACCCAAAGTGGGCAAATCGTCGTTCGCCGCGGGGGCGCCGTCGCCGGTGGCGATCCCGCTGGAGGAGGGGCTGTCGGCAATCGACGTGCCGGCCTTCCCGGTCTGCCGGTCGTGGAAGGACGTGGAAGATGCGATCGACTGCCTGGGGGGCAATCCGCACGAGTACCGGACGGTCTTCGTGGACTCGCTGGACTGGCTGGAGCCGCTGATCTGGCAGGAGGTGTGCCGGGCGGCGAACGTCAAGGGGATCGAGCAGGTCGGCGGGGGCTTCGGCAAGGGGTACGTGGAGGCCGACAAGCTCTGGCGCCAGTTCCTGTCCGGCATGGACTGGTTGCGGGAGCATGGGATGACCACGATCCTCATCAGCCACGCCGAGGTCAAGAAGGTCGAGCCGCCGGACGGCGACGCGTACGACTGCGCCTCGCTGAAGCTGCACAAGCGGGCGGTGGCGATCGTCCAGGAGTGGGCCGACGTGATCGGCTACGCCCGGCACGGGGTCCACCTCACCGGCGAGAAGGACAACAAGCGGGCGATCCCGTCCGGCAAGCGGCTGCTGAGCGTCGGGCACAATCCCGCGTACGTCTCGGGCAATCGCTTCGGCCTGACCGCCGATCTGCCGTTGGACTGGGCATCTTTCGCCGCGGCGTTGGCCGCGGTCAGGAGCTAAAAAATGGGGAATCTCGATGGGTTCGATCCGAGTGCGGTTCCTGCGGACGAGTACACCGTCCTGCCCGTGGGTGACTACGTCGCCTGCATCGTGAGCAGCGAAGTCAAGCACACGAGGGCCGGCACCGGCCGCTACATCAACTTCAGCCTCGAGATCATCGACGGGCCGCACTCGGGCCGGCGGGTGTTCGACCTGGTCAACCTGTGGAACCCGAACCCGAAGGCGGTGGAGATCGCCCAGCGAACGCTGGCCTCGATCTGCCAGGCGGCGGGGATCGTCAGCCCCACGGACACCAGCGAGCTCCACAACATCCCGATCGGGGTCAAGCTGGGCGTGGATCCCGACACCGGGTACGGCGAGAAGAACAAGGTCAAGAAGTACTACGCCGTCGGCGGCACCGTGGCCGAGGCCCCGGCCGCCCCGACGCCCGCCCCGGCGGGGCCGGCGTGGAAGACCCGGCGGCGCTAGCAGCAAAGGATCTCCGGGGGCGGCAGCGCCCCCGGCATGGAGGGATCGATGAACCTGTACGACCTGACGACCGAACTCGCGGAGATCCGCACCCTCGCCGAGTCCGGCGACCTGTCGCCGGAGGACCAGGCGGAGGCCGACCGGCTGATCAGCACGGCCCTGGACGGGCTGCTGCCGGCGAAGGTGGAGGGCTACTGCGGGCTGATCCGCAGCCTTCGCCTCGAGGCTGAAGCCTACGCGGCCGAGGAGAAGCGACTGGCCGGTCACCGGGCGGCCCGGGAGGGGCTGGCCCAGAAGCTCACCGAGCGGCTGCAGGTGGGGCTCGAGGTGGCGGGGCTCGACAAGCTGAAGGCGGGCCTGTTCGTGGTCGCCTTGCAGGCGAGCCCGCCGACGGTGGAGATCGCCCGGGACGCCGAGATCCCGGCCGAGTACCTGACGCCGCAGGAGCCCCGGATCGACCGGCGGGGACTGCTCGCCGCGGTCAAGAGCGGCCGGGAGATCCCGGGCGTGAAGCTGACGCAGGGCCGCCACCTGCGGATCCGCTAGATGGCCACGCTCCCCCCGGCGCCGCCCCCGGCGCCCGAGCGACCGCAGCTGCTGACGGCCCCCCGCTGGGAGTGCCGGTGGTGTGATGCGCGGGTGCTCTGCTGGGGCGACCCGGGGGAGCGGCGGCCGATGACGGCCCTGGACCGGACCCGGATGCGCTGCCCCGGCTGGCTGGCGACGAGGGGGTGACCATGTGGACGTGCGACTACTGCGGCGGAGAGATCGCCACGGCAGAAGAGGGGTGGGTGGAGTGGCTGGTCGACACCAGGGGTCAGGGGTACGGCTTGCGCCTCGTCCACCAGTGGAGAAGCGGCCAATCGTGTTTTTGTACCTACGAGGGGCAGGGGAGCGACAATTTCCGAGACCACCATCTCAATCACTTCATCTCCAACGGAACTGCCCGGCTGCGCGAGTACGGGCCCAACATGGAGATCGCTGTGCTCGACGCTGCGATTGCCGCAGGGCTACCCAAGAAAAAGAAGTCCGTCCCTGCAGCGAAGCGGGACCCCGACCATTGGGAGGAGGATGATCACGCGGGGTTGAAGCGACAGCGTCTAGTCCGCTGGCTCATGTCAGCACCTCGGCGTGTCCCGCTCGACAAGGCCCGCATCATCGCTGCGCGGAAGTATCCGGATTGACGCGATGATCCACCTCAGACCCTACCAGCGATCCGCCCTGGATGCGACGTACGACTTCTGGCGCCGGGGCGGTGGCAACCCGCTGATCGTCGCCCCGTGCGGGGCCGGCAAGTCGGTCATCATCGCCGCGCTCTGTCAGGAGGCGCTGAGTTCCTGGCCGGGGACGCGGATCTTGATGCTGACCCACCGCAAGGAGCTCCTGGAGCAGGACGGGGCCGAGCTCGCCGCGCTCTGGCCGGAGGCGCCGCTGGGGTACTACTCGGCGGGACTGCGACGCAGGGACACGATCGCCCCGATCCTCTTCGCGGGGATCCAGACCTTCCACCGGGTGGCCGGCGACTTCGACGCCTGGGATCTTGTGATCGTGGATGAGGCTCACCTCATACCAAAATCCGCCGAGACCATGTACGGCTCGACCCTGCGGTACCTCGGCCTGGCCAATCCCGACGTGCGCGTGGTCGGGCTCACGGCGACCCCCTACCGGCTCGATTCCGGGCCCCTGTCCGGGGGCGGGCTGTTCGATGCGGTGGCCTATGAGATCGAGGTGCAGACGCTGGTCGATGCCGGCCACCTGGTCCCGGTGGTAGCCAGGGGAGGCCATGCCAGGGCCGACCTGCGAGGCGTCCACCGGCGGGGCGGCGAGTTCGTCCCGGCTGAGGCGGAGGCGGCGTTTCGGGCGGCGGGGCTGGTGCGCCGGGCGGTCGACGAAGTCGTCGCCGCGGGCGCCGACCGGCGGGCGTGGCTGCTGTACTGCTCGGGTGTGGCGCACGCGACGGACGTACTCGAGGAGCTCCGGGGCCGGGGAGTGGATGCCGAGATCGTGACCGGCGGGACACCTCGACGGGAGCGGGAAGAGATCGTGGAGCGGTTCCGGGCCGGCGGGCTGAAGGCCCTGGTCAACGTCGACGTGCTGACCACGGGCGCCAATTTCCCGCAGTGTGATCTGCTCGCGCTGCTGCGGGCCACGGAGAGCGCGGCTCTCTACGTCCAGATCGTGGGCCGCGGGATGCGGGTTGCCGAGGGCAAAAAAGACTGTCTGCTGCTGGATTTCGGCGGAAACGTGCTCAGGCACGGGCCGATCGACGCCGTGCGGCCGAAGGCCAAGGGCGAGGGCGGGACGGCGCCGGCGAAAGAATGCCCGCAGTGCCAGGCGCTGGTCGCGATCGGGGTCCTGATCTGCCCGGATTGCGGATGGGAGTGGCCCGCGCTGGAGGACCGCGGCCCGAGCCACACGGCAAAGGCGTACACCGGCGCGGTGCTGAAGTCCCAGGAGGTGCCAGACTGGCGGCCGGTCGCCGAGGTCAGCTACTCGAGGCACCAGAAGGCGGGTCGGCCGGATAGCGTGCGGGTGCGGTACCAGGTGGGGCTCGTGGCGGCTGACGAGTGGTGGTGCCCCGAGCATGGGGGCTACGCCGCGGAGAAGACGTGGCTGCGGCTGCGGAAGGCCGGCTGGATGGGTCGTCGGCCGGACACGGTGACGGACCTGCTGGCGGGCGTGGACGAGCTGCGGCGGCCGGTCGAGATCCTGATCGAGAAGGACGGGAAGTATTTACGAATCGCCAAGTTTAGGTATGCAGATATAACTTGACTTTAGCCGCAGGATCTCGATAATAGCAGGAGATAGGCACCGTGGCCAAGGCCTCGGCGCTGGGGCTCACCGGGAGACCGGGAGCATGGGCTGGCGGCGGCGAGTGGGGGGGCACCGGGAACTGGCCGCCAAGCTCGACCAACCCGCAAGGGGGCGACGAGCGAAGCAATCCCGGGAGACTCGGGCGACACCGGACGGATGGGGAGATCATCCACAAGAGGAGGTCGAGATGAGCGACGGAATGAGCATCAGCATCGGGCAGGAAGTGATCGTCAAGGCCATGGAGCGCCTCGTCCAGGACGCCGTGTCGTCGGGCTTCGGCGACCTGAAGGCCCGGGAGGCGATCGGTGGGCTGGTCCGCGACGCGGTCACCGAGGTCTCCTTGCTCGAGAAGATCCAGGAGAAGATCGCCGAGTCGCTGGATGGCCAGGCCCAGCAGATCGCCGAGATGATCTCGGCCAACGTCGGGGCGGCAGTCGTCACTGGGATGAAGGCGCAGCTGGTCCAGGTGGCCATCGACTCCATCTACGCGGCACGCTTCGGCGGCTGCTACTACGGCACCGTGGACCAGAGGACCGAGAAGGAGAAGATCCGCCGTGAGGTGCTCGGCCTGCCCGATCTGGATCCGGCCCGGGACGCCGAGATCGAGGCGCTGCGGGAGCGGCTCACCAAGGAGCAGGTGGACCACGCCGAGCAGCAGGGCCGCCTGGGGGAGACGATCGACGAGTACCGCCGGATCATCGACGAGCTGAAGCGCAGCGAGGACGGGAAGCTGGTCCTCTCCGCCGCCGAGGCGAGGATGGATGAGCGGATCGCCAAGCACTACGAGCGCGAGCAGAAGATGCGGCAGGCGGCGGCGATCCCCGACGAGACGACCTGACCTCGGCCGCCGCCTGAGAGTTGAAGCCCCCGGGACTGCCTCGGGGGCCTGTCGGAAGTCAGGGAATCCCGGCAGGTGCAGCTCCCTCCCCGTCCGGTTCCGACAGCGGGCGGGGAGGGGGCCCATGAGCGAGAGCGAGAGGAGGGGGGCCCGCAGTGACCGACGACACCCAGCTCGACCTGGAGGCGGCCATCCTCGAAGCCCAGGGCCTCGGCCTTCTCCCGGACTGGCTGGCCCGGAGAGCCCGGCAGGCCGGTCTGGTCCTGCCGAAGGTGAGGGCGGAGGGCGTGAGGGTGCCGCCGTGCTTCGTTGCGGTGCCGGTGGGGATGGTCGAGCAGGCACGGCGGGCGGCGGGGCTCTGCGGGAGAAGCCCGGTGCCGAGGCCGGGAGAGCATCAGGACTGCGACGAGGGAGAGGAGGAGTAGATGCGCGCCTATCGCTGCTGGACCCATGATCTCTGTCCGCCCGTGCAGGGCGGGCTGCCTGTCGCCGGCTGGGACGGATCGACCCCGTTCGACCTCCCGGCGGTGCGCTGCGACCGCTCGGAGAAAGACTGCGCCCCTGGCTACTCGGCATGCGGGCGGCCATCCGAGGCCCTGCGGATCGCTGGGCTGTGGCCCAACGGTCGGCCGAGTCGGCTGTTCGAGGTCGATTCGGAGCGGCGCCGGGTCGAGACCCGGGCGACGAAGCTGCGGGCCGCGTCCTGGTGCGTGATCCGGGAGTGCTCGGCCGAGGAGGTCGCCGAGGCGATCCGGGAGTTGAGCGCGCCCTTCGGGCCGCACGCCGAGCGGATGGCCGCCGAGCAGATCGCCTGGCGGGATGCGCTGGCGAGGCCGCTGCGCGATCCGGCCGCCGTCGAGGCCGGGCTGCGGGCGGCGCTGGAGTCCCGGAGGCTGGGCGGGTGGAGCCTGCGACGCTACGAGTTGCCCAGGCCCGCCTGGTCCGCCCGGGACGCCTGGTCCGCCCGGGCCGTCAGGGACGCCCGGGCCGCCTGGTCCGCCCGGGACGCCTGGTCCGCCCGGGCCGTCAGGGACGCCCGGGCCGCCTGGGACGCCAGGGACGCCTGGTCCGCCCGGGCCGCCTGGGACGCCAGGGACGCCCTCTCCGTGACCTACGCCGCCTTGTCGGGCTGGACTACCGACCGCCCCGATCTCCTCACGATCGGGCTGCGCGACGCCTACCGCAGCGGGCTGGAGATTGCCCTGCCCACCGGGACCGACGAGCTGGGGTGGGCCATGCTGGATCAGGATGCCCCCGATGCGACCTGAGCCGAAGCCCCTCCGTGGCCGAGTCCGCTTCGCCGCCCCGATCTCGGTCGAGTGGTACTGGCGGGGCGAGCAGATCGACGGGCCGGGGAAGGTCGAGTGGGCGCTGTTCCTCGCCACCCCCGCCTGGCTGGCGACCTCCACCTACGGGGGGACCCGCCCCTGCCTGCGGAAGAACGCGCAGGCGGTGGCGCTGAGGGCGGCCAGCGGGAGGGCAGAGGAGCTGGGGGACAGGCTGCTCCACGCCTGCGAGGCGATGGAGTGGATGGCCGAGGAGGTGACGCCGTGACGAAGGACGAGCTCGATGCGCTGGTGAAGGCGGGGGAGAGGCTGGCGGAGATCGTGAATGAGTCGGTCGACGACTGCCAGACGTGCGACGGCACGGGCACTCCGTACAGCGGACTTGGGGACGAATCGAGGTGCGGCGCGTGCTCTCCGGCCAGGGACGCCCTCTCCTCCTGGCGCGCCGCCCTGGCCGACCTGCGGGCCGAGGAGCAGCCGGGGCCGGTCCCGGGCGACGGGCGGGACGTGATCCTGGACCTCGTCGAGACCTGCGACTGCGAGCGGTACGACCGGACGGCCAAAAAAATGGTCGACCGCGCCGACGGGGGCTCGCCTGAGGCTAGGATCGCCAACCTGCTGGGCTGGCGGAAGTGCGAGTCCCTCACGACCGCCGCGATCCTCGCCCACCTCCAGGGCAAGACCTTGCGCCCGGTCCTGCTGGCCCGCCGGGAGGTGGGGATCGCCACCTACAAGCACCCGCTGCACCCCGGGGACGTGCCCGCGCTGGAGTACGCCCTCGACGAGGCGGCCGACCTGCCGATCTACCTGCACCAGGGGGAGCTGGAGCGCACCTCGCCCACCGTCCCTGCCCCCACCCCCGAGCCCTCCCGGGTGCTCTGCCCGATCTGCTCGCCGGGGCGGTGCCGGTGCGAGGAGGGGAGGCGATGAAGGAACAGCGTACCGATGCCCAGCGGATCATCGACCGGCTGTTCGTCGGCCATGGCTACGAGGCTACGCAGGGCGGGGATCGAGTCATCGTGGTGTTGCCCGAGGGCATGGGGTGGGTAACCATCTACCCCCGGGTACGGCTGGCTGTCCCTGGGCACGGATCGCCCCCGCATCGCTGGACCACGATTGTTGACCCCGACGCTCTCCAGGGGCGGGGCTGGCAGGAGAAGCTCGCCGATACCGTCGTCGAGTGGGCCAGGAGGCAGGGATGACCCGCGCCGAGGAGATCAACCAGCTCCGGGAGGCGCTG